TTGCCCCGTATAGCTTTCTTATTTTCACCTGCTGCCCGGGTTGTCCTCCACCACCGCTGGCGTTTATGGTGCCTTCATTTATAAACATTCCCTGACAGCGGATATCAACAAAGCCGTTGACAGTTACAGTCACACCGGCGGGAATGTATACGCTGCGATAATTCTTACGTCCACCGATCGTTACGTTGCCTGTAGGGTAGAAATCACCGTCGCTGCCGTCGCCGCGATCGCGCCACCACGACGGATACGCTGCCGAAGTAACACCTGTTAATGTTCCTTTGGCTGAATAGGTCACTTCGATCATCTTCCCGGCATCTGCGGCAGCAAAAAGAATCTGGCCTGTGTTCCAGTTTTCATTATTATCGGCATTTGTGTGGTAATCCGGGTAATACTGCCCGGATACCGGGGTTGCAGATACCTCTGTCAGTAAATCTCCATAGGTAACGGAACTGCCGGAAATAGTATTTATATATCGGGCTGATGTAGTCGATGGAGCCGACTTGACCGGGACCTCAGCAAGCGTAACTACGTACGGAGATATAGCCGGCACTAAATGCCGCTCTGTCAGTGTTATGCTGGATGGAATGTCAGAATATGCATCATATCTGTAATTGCTTGGATTTGCCATTTTTTACCTCCTATTTAAGCTGTTTGGTCGCTGCTGCCTGTAGTAATTCCAGGTCTTTTGCATACCTGGACAAATTAGACAGGTAGACATCTACAGTTTCCGGCGGCTTGCCGAGTTCCATATCGCATTTGATGCCATCACTTGCAGATACAGTATATTTTAGTTTTGATATCGGGTATTGATGTGCCACGCCGTGTCTGTCGGTAATTACCGCCTCGCCGTCAGTCCACATTTTTCGGACGTTAAAGCGGCCGTCAGCCAGAGGGTATTCCAAATGCACAACTTTTACTTTAGCAGATTGCACCGGGTACGCGACAGATGTCAGCTGATTGCGTCCCCAGCGCTCAGCATCAGCTGCTGAGTAAGCCGAAGGAAGTGTTAATATCTTTTCACGTATCCCATATTTAAGCTGACTTGCAGCATCTTCAACTGTCGCGATCCATTGCTCGCCGTTGCCATCTACTGCAGCGCCTTTGATCGGAATAACGTTATAAATTTTTTCAGCGTCTTCCTGCGGTTCGAAGCTGTTAAGATGCTCACCTACCCAGAAGCGGGCCTGTTCATTGACCTCGCGGTTGCGCGGACGGAAGAACAAACGGCGGTATTCGTCAACGCCGTAAACGTAATCGATTGCAAAGTCAGATAATTGTTTTAGCGCATCTTTTGCTGTAACGCCATCAAATTGGATCCGTGATGCTGTATAGTTTGTATTTATCAGTAAGTTTCTATTATAATTCAGACCTGATTTAAGTTCTGCTTGCCGCGCTATTTCAGAAACTATCTCAGATATCTCATCGCTCAAATAGTCTGCGAAAATCACGACTGCGTCCAGTTTGTTATAGTAACCATGAGCCGTGTATTTGTAGCTGTCGGCTGTGCTGCCCTGGGTCGGACAGTTTAAAATATACCCGCTCCACCAGGGCCGCGGATCATTAAACAGGTGAATGTCAATGCGTTGATCTACAGACAGCTCTGTATTTGTTGGCAGGCGCCGGAAGGTAAACTCTGCTTTGCCGCAGCCTGTATCGACGATTTCAAAAGTGATTTTTTCGAGCGCATTGCCTTCGACGCCGCTGGAAAATATTGCTGATTTAGTACCATCTTTATTGTAGGCAATGGCATCGAAGCGATCGGGCAGGTAGCCGATCTGGTCATCTGTATAACCGCCGGCAATACCAACAAGTCCGGCGTGTATATATTTGCCATATGGATATAATCCATATAAAAGATTGCCTGTACTCATATAAACCACCTTGATCTGTAAATTATGCTTATCCGTCCTGCGCTACCGGTGAACTTGAATTCATTGCGCCCGGCCAGCGCATGAAGAAAGACGCCCGAAAAGGTATTGATGCTGTTGTCATTGTCACGTCTTACTGTGCCGACGTTGCCGTCTATACGCACTTTATGCGGATAGCTGAGCAGTGCATCGGTCAGCTGCATCTGTTCGCCGCTGTCAGTATGGACGATCTTAACATTATCCATCGCTTGCCCCTCCAGCGGCGAAAATTCAATTATCAGCGGTACATCTATAGATGAGTCATTATATAAGCTGATTGCTGCATCAGTCTGCGCTTCGCTGAACTCAATGTTTTGCACCGTGTCAGCTGTTGCGTAGGTAAATGGATCTGTCAAAAGCAGGGTGATATCAACATCTGACCAGTTCCACTTAAAGCCTTTGACCCATTTTTGCTTGACATCTGTTAAGCCTGCGATATGGTATTCGCGGTCTGCTCTGGCCAAACGCAGTGAATAAGCCCTTTGGGCGAGCAGGCTGATCAGTTCATTGTATTGCCGGTCATGATCGCGCTGATCCCGTCCCCGGATATGGCATGAAAGCTTTATTTTACGGCTTTCGACTTTACCGTCGCCGTAAGCATAACTGCCATGAGAAAAAGCTTTGTCAGCTTCTTTGATGCGCATTTTGAGGTCATTGACATTATCTACTCCAATACGCAGGTAGAGCCGCTGCATGAC